CTGCTGGCTTCCCACAGGGCCCAGTAGAAGAAATCATCCCAATTGCGAGTGAACAGGAACTTTTGGCAGTCTTTGGTAAACCCAACTCAAATAACTTTGAGACTTGGTTTACCGCCGCTAACTTTCTTCAATACGGAAACGCTCTTCGTGTAGTTCGTGCAGACACAGCCGCTGTCAACGCTACCGCAGACGGAACTGGATTGAAGATTAAAAACGATGATGATTATGAAGATAATTATGCCGCCGGACAAGGTTCTGTAGGTAACTGGGCAGCAAGATTCCCAGGCACTTATGGTAACGCTGTAGCGGTATCAATCTGTTCGTCTGCAACTGCATACGAGCAAACAGTCACTTCAACAGCAACTGCTGCAGCGATTGGTGCAACAACTCTTGCCGTTACTGACGGAACAGAGTTCAGTGTTGGTGACATTATTTACCTACAAGAAACAGACGGACAACAGTATGAAGTTACTGCTGTTGCGGTAAACAACTTGACAATTCGTCAGTTGGATAACCCTAACGGTGGTGGACTAAAAACTGCTATGGCTGGTGGTGAAGCAATTCGTAGACGCTGGAAGTTCTATGACTTCTTCGATGCTGCACCTGGCACATCTGTATATGCAACAGGAAAAAACATCACTAACGATGAAATCCATGTTGTTGTTTACGATCACACTGGTGGTATCACTGGTTTTGATGCTGATGTTGCTGGACAAAGAGGTAATTCTGTTCTAGAAACATATCCATTTGTATCACAGGCCGCATCTGCAAAAACACCACAAGGTGGCACAAACTTCTATGCAAGTGTTATCAATGTTGGTTCTTCGTATGTTCGTTGGATGGATCACGATTCATCTCTAACAAACGCCGGAACAGACATTGCTGGTGGTGCTGCATATACTAATGTTGCTGGTAACGATGGTGTTATCACTGATACATTTAGCGGTGGAACAGACGATACACCAACTATTGGTGAATTGGAACTTGCATATGACAAGTTTGCTGACCCAGACACAATCGACATTAACCTAGTTATGGCTGGAACTTGCCCTACTGGAACAGATGGTGTAACACACGCAACCATGATTATCGACCTCTGTGAGGCTCGTAAAGATTGTGTAGGTTTCATCTCTCCTCGTAGAGCAGATGTTGTATCTATCACTAGTGCAATCACTCAAACAACAAATGTTAAAGGGTTCTTCGATCAACTCGCAAGTTCTTCTTATGCAGTGTTTGACAGTGGTTACAAATATATGTATGACAAGTATGCAGATGTGTATCGTTATGTTCCACTTAACGGTGACATTGCTGGTTTGTGTGCAAACACTGACCAAGTTGCTGACGCATGGTTCTCCCCTGCTGGTTACAACAGAGGACAAATTCGTGGTGCAGTAAGACTTGCATTCAACCCGAATAAGTCACAAAGGGATATTCTATATCCTGCTCGCATTAACCCTGTTATCTCACAGCCAGGACAAGGAACATTCTTGTTTGGTGATAAGACTGCTCTTTCTAGACCTTCTGCGTTTGATAGAATTAATGTTCGTAGATTGTTCCTCGTTCTTGAGAAAGCAATTGCAACTGCATCTAAATTCCAACTCTTTGAGTTTAACGATGCATTCACAAGAGCTCAGTTTAAGAACTTGGTAGAACCGTTCTTGAGAGATGTGCAAGGCCGTAGAGGTATCACTGACTTCTCAGTAGTTTGTGACGAAAGTAACAACACTGGTGAGGTTATTGACCGTAATGAGTTTATTGGTGACATCTTCATCAAACCAGCTCGTTCCATTAACTTTATTACACTGAACTTCATCGCCGTAAGAACTGGTGTTGAATTTAGTGAGGTAGGAGGTTAATTATGAGTATTGATGCATTCAAGAGTAGACTACAGGGCGGTGGCGCTCGTGCCAACCAGTTTAGAGTCATTATGACTACACCATCTGGTATTGGAACAGGTCTAGATACAAATACAACATCATTCTTGGTAAGGACAGCATCCTTGCCAGGGCAAACAATTACAGAAATTCCTGTAAACTTTAGAGGACGCCAATTGTTCCTCGCTGGTGATAGAACCTTTGAGACTTGGTCAACCACAGTCTTTAACGATACGGACTTTATGATTCGTAACGCTATTGAAAGATGGATGAACGGTATCAATGATCTATCAGAATCAACTGGACTATCAAATGTTGCAGATTATACTGCCGACTTGTTTGTAGATCAGTTGGACAGAAATGATACGGCAATTAAAACATATGTTCTAAAGAACTGTTGGCCAACTGTCATTTCACCTATTGAGTTAAACATGGACACTGTAAGTGAAATTGAAACCTTTGACATTACTTGGCGCTACACCTCGTTTATAGCGAGTAGTGTATAATCCAGTTTTATAATCCGACTAAATAGTTGGGTAAAACTAGGAGAACTATAGTATGGCTGAACTTTTTGGTTTCAGAATCACAAGGGCGAATCAGAGTGGGAGTAGTGATGGATTCACTGCTCCCTCTACTGACGATGGCACACTTGACATTGTATCGGGCGGTGGACACTATGCGTCTATCCTTGATATGGATGGCCGTGATCGGAATGAACTTGATTTAATTCGCAGATATAGAGATATTGCACAACAACCAGAGTGTGATAGTGCGGTTGAAGATATTGCGAATGAAGCGATTGTCTCTGACGAAAGAGGACAATCGGTATCTATTTCCCTTGACAGATTAAACCTTTCTGCTAATATCAAATCGAAAATCAGAGATGAGTTCGATGAGGTATTGCGTTTGCTTGATTTTAATGCAAAAGGACATGACATCTTTAGAAGATGGTATGTTGATGGACGCATTTACTATCATAAAATAATCGACACGAAATCCCCTCGTAAGGGAATACAAGAAATTCGTTACATTGACCCTCGTAAGATTAAGAAGGTCAGAGAACAAAGAAAAGAAAAAGACCCTAAAACTGGTTTAGATTTAGTCAAAAAGATTGAGGACTTTTATCTATACAATGACAAGGGTTTGGATCAAAACACAGGAACATCTAGTGGTATTAAAATTACCGCTGATTCCGTTACCTACTGTCCTTCTGGACTTGTAGATATGCACAAAGGCACAGTCCTTTCTTATCTACACAAAGCAATCAAACCTGTTAATCAGTTGCGTATGATTGAAGATGCATTGGTTATCTATCGTATCTCTCGTGCGCCCGAGCGTAGAATTTTCTACATTGATGTTGGTAACTTACCTAAAGTAAAAGCAGAAGCCTATCTGAAGGATGTTATGAATCGTTATCGTAACAAACTAGTTTACGATGCGAGAACAGGTGAGATTAGAGATGACAGAAATCATATGTCCATGTTGGAAGATTTCTGGTTGCCTCGTAGAGAAGGTGGTAGAGGAACAGAAATCACAACTTTGCCAGGCGGTTCAAATCTAGGCGAGATTGATGATATTAAATATTTTCAACAGAAACTTTATCGTTCTCTTAATGTTCCAATTTCAAGATTGGAAGCAGAGAACTCATTCTCTATTGGTCGTTCTGATAACATTACTCGTGATGAATTAAAATTCACAAAGTTTGTTCAGAAACTTCGTAAGAAGTTTACTATCCTGTTTATGGATATGCTTCGCACACAACTTATTCTTAAAGGTGTGATTGCAGAAGAAGAATGGCCTATGATTAAAGAACACTTGCAGTTTGACTTTATGCAAGATGGACACTTTACTGAATTAAAGAATGCAGAACTTCTTCAGAACCGTATTGATATGCTCGGACAAATTGAGAGTTATGTTGGAACATATTTCTCAAAAGAGTATGTTAGAAAGAATGTTCTTAGAATGTCTGATGAAGAGATTGAAGAAATTGATAACCAAATTAAGGATGAGTCTGGTGGAGATATGGGTGCTGACCCTATGGGGCAGGACGATGGTATGTTCGCACAGAATGATCCGACAAAAGGAGATAAATGATGGAAAATACAATAAGAGACTTTGTGGACTCTATTGCGTCTGGTGATAACCTTGCCGCAGAGACACATTTTAATTCTGCACTTGCATCCAAAGTTGGTGATGCACTAGAAACAAAAAGACAAGATGTTGCGAAAACATTCGTTACACATCACATTCCAGAGGTAGAAGAAGATAGTGAGTAAGACCCTTTCTGAGTTCAAACAAGAACTACCAGAAAAAGACGAGCATAAACAATCTAAGGAGTATAAGAAGTTATCTCCTAAGATGAAGGATGCAGTTGACGCTATTTTCAAGGAAATGGACAGTAAGCCGTCAGATTTCCTAAATACTTTTGATAAAACTATAAATAGTGTTTCAAAGAAATATAAAGTTCCGCCAAATAAGTTGATGGACTACTTTGAATCAGAAATATTATCAATTTAGGAAAAGTAAAATGCAAGTAAAAGGAAATGCAACTGCACTAGCAACTGGAACAACTGGTTTTACAGAGGACAGTGCTGTGTGGGTATTCAATACTGGTTCTGCTGGAACGGTTACAGTTCGTAACGCCGCCGATGATGGTGATGTAGGAACTATCTATGTTGGTGCCGGTGCTGGTATCGTTATTCATATGAATGCTGGTGAAGGACTTCGTGGCGCCGCAACGATGTATGGAACTGCCATAACAAATGCGGGGTATTAAGACATGAAACTTATTGCAGAACAGATACAAGAAGTAGAATACATCACTGAAGAAAAAGACGGTGGTGGTAAAGAAATGAAGATTCGTGGCATTTTTATGCAGGCGGATCAAAAGAATCGTAACGGTAGAGTATATCCTTTTAATATTCTACAAAAAGAGGTGAACCGTTACAATAAAGAATTTGTTGCTGAAGGTCGTGCATTTGGGGAACTTGGACATCCAGAAGGCCCTACTGTCAATCTTGACAGAGTATCGCACATGATCACAAAACTGGAAGCTGATGGAAAGAACTTTGTTGGTGAGGCGAAATTGCTCTCTACTCCAATGGGGGAAATTGCGAAAGCACTTATTAAGGACGGTGGTAAACTTGGTGTCTCTTCAAGAGGCATGGGTTCACTAGAGTCTAGAAGCGGTGCGAATTATGTGAAAGATGATTTTTATCTTGCCACTGCGGCAGATATTGTTGCAGACCCATCTGCACCTCAAGCCTTCGTTGAAGGTATTATGGAAGGTAAAGAATGGGTGTGGGATAATGGATTACTCAAAGAAGTAGAAATCCAGAAAATCAAAGATGAAATCAATGAAGGTGTAAGACGCCGAAACAATAAAGTTTCCGCACTTGCATTTGCAAAGTTTTTGTCAAAACTTTAATCATTATAAATATGTTAAGATAACAACTCAAGGAGAAAATCCCAATGTCAGATCTAGACAAGACAATTGAGGAACTAGAAGCAGAGGTTGCTGCGGAGCTTGAAGAAGCTGCACAGGACGCCCCGAAAAAGGGTGCTGCTAAAGGTGATTCAATGGAAAAAGTAGAGGGTGAAGTCCAAGACTTGGGTGGTGCCGGAGAAGAGACAATGGACGCCGAAACTGGTTCGC